TGCGATGTTCCTAGCACACCAGACATAACGCCTACGACGCCAGTACCTGAGTAACCACCTACTCCTTGCATTTGAACGTAGGGTATTGCACTCCCTGCTGTATTGACCAAGTGGCATTGAGGGTTGAAGATGTTGGTCCTGTATCCTGCGGAATTAATGTTAGGGGTCCGGGTTGCTTCTTGCAACTGCCACCCAGCGATTGCGGAGAGGGATTTACTTCGCCTAGCTTCTAGATTTCTTGGAGGAAACTTTAAGTTTCCGTTATAAGAGTAATTCATATTTCCGTCTAGAGTAAATCGTGCACGAACAGTTTGGAAAGGATTATTTGTTCCATGGCGTTGCACCATAGTGATTCCACTTGAGGAGATTGAATCAATATTATAAGACGGGTTAGAAGGGTTGTTCCATACCGCGAACGAATTAACCCGAGGAGCCACAAAATCTATTCCCGAAAGAATAGTTCGGTTTGATTGGTAAAGTTCAGTCGGGTGTTCAAATACATCTAATGTATTTTCGTATGTTCCATAAGCACCCGCCTCTAAAATTCCGTTGGTAAGGTTTACAGTGCCCCCTAAAGTATTAAGGTAGATATTGTTTTCCGTTACGGCAGGAGTAGCTGCAACCCCACTCCAATCTGGATTAAGAGAGGAAATGGCGCCGCCATAGATTCCAGGGAAAGATTTAGAGCCTAAGTCCCCTTGTATTTTTCCCTTAATAGAAAAGTTATGGTTGAATAGAAGAGGACCAAAGACGTGGGCTAAGATATTAAATCCTCCCGCGTATCTATCTCCATCTACTTGAGTTTCCTGGTTTATCCAACACTGAAGTTGTCTCCTAAATGTGCGGTTGTAGTCCGAGTAAAGTTGTTGTACCCCGGTTCCAAATTTAAAGTTCTCAAAACCTTGGTCCGTGAATCGGTACCATCTAGAATCCTTTCTTCCGCGTTTTATAAAGATGTTAGTCATAGCTCGCAGAATCTGAGAGCCAAAAACATCCCTTAACTGATTAAAGCTAGAAGCATTTGGTTCGAAGTCGGGGATAGCTCGCGCAGGGAAGAAGGATGATGCGTAGAACTCGAAGAACGGTGTAGCAGAGGTGTTATAGTATGAGTAAACTGAGGATAAACTTCCGCTTGTGTCTACAAAACTTTGTGAAGAGAAATTAAACCCTTTGGGGACAAAACCAGGAAGGTTTAATCCTCTTCTTTTAAGAACAGGTTGGAGGGCGCCTCCGCTCATCCCAAACCAATCTGTATTAATTGGTTGGTTAAGACCTTGTCTATTTTGTGACCAGCCAGTAAATTTATATTTTAAATCTTTTCTTCTGCCGGCGGTTCTTCTTGCGATAAGTTGTTTAAGCCCTAAGTCATCTTCATATCCGCCACCACTCCAGAAATATCCCTGAGGACTGGTTCCTTTAGTTCCGTGCAAAGTTGCCGATGGGAGGTACCTTCCGTTTTGTGGGTCCCAAATACTGGGAAATACACCCACACCACTGAAGGAGCCCCCAGCTGCCCATGCTCCGGGGAAGGCGGACGCGGTATACGAGCTATGGAGTTGGTCCATGTCGGATTGAATGGTATTAACTACTTCTAAGTCGAATATTCCCGACCATGCAACGCCCGGATTGCCCTCTCCATCTTGTCGTGTTCTATAATACAAATCCTCGGTTCCAGAGCCTACATATATCTTGTTTAAAGTATGGAAAGGTGCGAACTGTCGGAAGACATCGACGATTGTAGGGATTCCTTTACGTCCTATCTTCGTCTTGGCTAAGTTTGTAAAATCATTAGAAGAGAAATCGATAGAGGATGCGTGGAACTTTGAATGGACTTCGGAAGATTTTGAGTTCCAAAAATCAAACACACTCATACTATCTAAATCCCCGTTCTTAATAACACTTTCGTAATTAAACGGAAGTTGTAAAGAGGAGGTCATAAATTTGAATGAGTTATTAGCTCCCCAGCCAGGCTCGTTTATACCGTCTGCTTGTTTTATAGAAACAGAGCTAGAAATATATTTAGTTACACTATTGGCAGCCGTGGAGGATACCCCACACCCCGCTTGGTCAAATGTTCGTGATAAGATAGATGAAACACTGCGGATAAAATCGTCCATGTTTGGACCTATACCACAGTTTTGATAAAATCTACTCTCCTCCCATGGAGGTATTTGGAGAGTAGCATCCCTATAAGTATAGCCTGGTCTACTCCCGCGGGAGAGTTGCTGTTTCCAGAAAGCTGTTTCTTTATATGGAATTCCCCCAATATCTAAATAGCCATACTGGTAGTTTAGTAATTCCAAAATGGCGTCAACTGCAAAACGTACATTATTATCCAGATTTTGTGAGTCGTAATTAGTTACCGCTATAGGAATTCCGGACGCCGCTAGAGAGTCCGTCCATCCTTTTCTAAATTGGAGGTACTTCTTCTTACTCTTTCCTAGGTCTGTTTCAGTTTTAAGGGTATAATATAGAAGATTTGGAACGTAAGACTCCCACAGTTCTTGAAGCCCGGAGACAGCAGCAGTGGGGGTGTATATAGAAGAAGGGATAACCATCCCTACTGCATTCGAGAGTGCCTGTCTCGTTCCTTTTGCTTTATAAAGATAAATAGCTTGTTTTAATTGGTCACGCCATTTGTCTGGGTCATCTGAGAAAAAGGTCCATCCTAAATATCTTCCTAGGTATTGTAAAAATTCTTCCGGACATTGCTCAATGTCCAACAAATATTGAATATCCCTAATGGAAGTTTGAACATCATAAAATCCATACGCAAGTGCCTTAAGCATCTTACCCATAGGACCAACGTTCTCCATCCTGGTCACGTCAAGTCCCAGGAGAGACGCGTTTACGATGTCTCTGAAGTATAACGAGTTCGGGTCGTCTTCATTTACCCATACATTCACAAGCGTGTCTAACGCGCTTACAAGCTGTCCTCCGGAGGCGTAAAAATTACCTTGCTGCCCTGGAGAAGGGGCGTATGTAGACGACGGGCTACTAAAAGGAACTGGAACAAAGTTTTCTCGTACAGTAGACCATTTTGCAGAATCCCCTTTAGTATTAGTGTACATCCACTTAAATAAATTACGTACACCGTCAGAAGTGTGGATTCTCTTTCCATAATATAAATTATCCATTATGGAACTATACAAGAAAGAACTTACAGCTACTGAATTAGAATCGACTACAGTTCCAGACGTGTTTTGAAAATACACCCAACCAAGCTTATCAATTAAAGTGTTGGATACAGCAGAGACGGTTGTGATATTAGGGTCTACCGTGCTGCTAAATGCTTGAGCGAATGTGTCACTTACACGATTGAACTCCGTGTGCGGAAGCGCCGACGTTAAAAGAAAATTAGAAAATTGCTCTTTGTTTGTAAAACTCCCAAAGGTTCTCCCTAAAGGTCTTAAAACATAATCCTCGTAAGTGGTTGGACTTACATTGGTAAGGTTATTGTAAGGTACAAAATAAGGGACATAGGATTCATTACCACTAAAGGAGGATACTTGGAGATTGTAAGTTGTTGGAGCTCCAATCAAACTAGAAACATTATTAGCAAGATAAAGAATAGAACCGAGAACCCTGTATTGCAAATCCTCTTCCGACCCGAATAAATTATATTCAGTCGATTCATAATATTCAGGAACAATACGTCTGATTACTTCAATATAATTAGACTTAAAATGTTGTTGTCCTGCACCTTTATCCGACATCGTCATGGTTACACAAGCTCCGTACTCAATTCAAAGTTATTCAATTGAACAATCTCGTTAAAATTCACATATACCTCGTCCGGTAGATTATTCACTTGGAAGAATCTAATCTCAGGGACCGTTAACATGAAGTTGTTAACGTCCGCCATACTTACCTTTTGTCCAAACGCTAAGTTATCGACGTTAAAATATTCAAGAAGTTTATCAGCTGCTTTCTGTTGAATCGCATCAATAAATCTTTTATTGGATTTATCGATGAATAGAGTGGCTACTAAATCTAGAGTTCGTACTACTCCGTCAGAAATCACAATATCATCGGTTAACATTTTGTAATTCTGGAAATAATCCAATAATTCTTTTTTCATTGCTACCGAGGCTCGTTCTAACTGAGTTTCCGAGGCTTTGGACAACACAAACAAATCAATTATATTTGCGGCTGCTCCATTCGTCCTGAGAGATGCCATAGCTTTAGCCGTAGTTCCACCTGTTCCTACAAAAGAATTAGCTAGAACATTATAGTCTTCTCCCGTAACTGCCCGGTACTGAGTTCTGAAGAAGTACGGCGCGTATCGTTTCGCGTGAGCGACGGACTCAGGAGGGTTTCCTCCAGAGCCTTTCGTTGTGTTGGTTATAGTTGCGTCGACGGGGGTGGTCCCCGCATTCAAGCAACGGATGGAAGTGTTTAAAGTTTTCCGAGCTATATTTCCGTTACCTCCTCCTCCTGTACGGTAAGTAACTACAAAATCAGCGCCCGGGCGCGGAAGCCGTCCTCTTACCCCATCGCCAAAAGTTAGGATACACCCAAATCCTCCTGTATAAGTTTTTTGGAATACAGGAGTAGAACCTCCCGACGCTAAAAACAAATTAGTAATCTCGTTATACAAAGTTCCTCCCGTAGCGCCAACACCCCCTTCATTAGAGGATACCCCAATACTTCCTTCGATAACAGGTCCGTTAGTAATCTCAAAGGTTTGGCGTGTTTTAGCTCCTCCCCGGAATGTTCCTTGAGCGGTATTGAAGTGTCCTTCCACCAAAACTAAACTGCTAGCTACTTTCCCATTAAAATCCTCTGCTTTAGTTAAGGATAAATCCTCAGAAAACAAATCTAAAGTTCCGTCCGGTAGTTGTTTGGTTACTGTGTAAGATAATGGAGTATTACTTCGTTGATTAACAACTTGAATACTACGGTCATTCTTATTAATAACAATAGGGTCGGCGGGCGCTGGGCTGTCCGGGTATGTTAGTAACCCAGTCGCTTTAGATGCCGTCGGACCTTTCATACTCACTCCAATAAGTTCCAAAAGTCTTTTTAAATTATCTTCATTTTTTACAGTGTCAATATACATTTCATTAGCTGTCATATCAGCACGTAGAGCAAGGACGGAGGACATATAAGCAAACATCTCTAACAACATCTGACCTAAGTCTGAGGCTGCGAAGTTATTGTAGTCCAGTGGGTATACGGATTTTAAATAATCCTGTAAAGCTGTGCGGTACTGGTCAAACCCATTGATGTTATAATCGATAAGGTCAGCCTTTCTGTCGTCAGGGACCTGTCCTAATTTTAAAAAGTCGGACTCAATGGTTCCGTCAAAGCCTGAGATATTATACAGACCTTGGAAATAGCGAGAATAATCGGTGTTAGTTGGCATAATTATACGAGAACCTCCACGAGTTCTCCATTTAGTAAATCATCTTTCGATGTAATGTAAAGTTCTACCTTTAGAGTATGAGTTTCATAGTTAGGAGTTAAGTTTATCCTTTTAACAATAACTCTAGGTTCGTACTTAGAAATCGTTTCTAGAATCTGCGCTCTTAAAGAATCGACCAAATCCTGAGTCAAATTCTCAAATACAGAAGTCCGTAAATCAGTTCCAAAATCTGGTCTCATAACTCTAGCGCCTCGTCCTGTCATAATCAATTGTATAACGCAGTCTCTTAAAGACCTTAAGTTGTGGTTCTGGGAGATATACCCTCCAACACCTTCCCTCATCATAGGAAAAGCTACGCCCAAAATGTTATTTGCGGCAGGAGTTTTTATGTAAGTTAAATCGAAGTTAGACATAATTAAGGGCTTGGTAGAAGGATATTATGAAAGAATCCTTTTTGACTGTCGTAGTTTACTTTAGCTTCAGAAGTATTTAGAGGTCGAGAGTAAATCTTAAAACTCCCAATAAACCCGTCTAAGCCACTGCGGGGGATATTTCGCCTAGCAGAAGCGGTTCCTCCTTTCCCTCCTGACAGGGGAGGGTTGTGTTGACCTACAATGTACTCACCCATAGTACCACAGTTGATTGAGGATACAGAGTCTCCTTTCTGAGTCTGTTGGTGGTAGTTATTAGTATTACTTCCTAGAAATCCTTGGGGTCTAAAATTAGTGCCTGGTACTTTGGGGATATTATCTGTATATCCGCCGCCGATAATCCAAGGAGTGAATACTGGAAAAGATACCCTCTCTGGAGTACATCTTTCATCGTAAATCGTATTTCCTAAGAAGCTCTCAGTTGTTGGGTCATTGAAAGCGATAACATCACTTTGATTGGCAAGCTCCATTTTTACGGGGGTGGGAAGTACGGTATCGTTAGGAGAACCTCCAAACACATCAGTTAAGGAAGATGTAGTAAGTAATTCCCCATCCAAATGGAAGTCCACTTTATCTTTGCTATAATCAAAAGATACATTAATATGGTGGTACCCAGAACTAACATCCTGAATTCCGTACCCGCTTGATGTGAGGATTGAGCTTGGAATAAACATTCCAACTTGAGTGGTTTCCTTTAAGTTAGCAGGAATGGTATCTGTAGAAGTCTCCCATCTCTCTGCCAAACATACACTATGCCCCCACGAAGTAGTTGGGGTAGTAGCATAGGATTGGTTTTGACCCACCGTAGGCGCAATACAAAACTCCAATCCGCTAGAGTAAAAATCATAAGACCCACTTGTCGTATTGTCGGGCGACCCCTGGTCTCTCCAACCCATTATCATACCAATAGTTCTATCAAAATTGGTTCCACCCGCAGTTAGAGCGCCAGAGCCATTTGCTGTTTTTGATTGTGTGCTTGCTGCTACATAATTTGATGCTACGGGACCACTGTTCTCATTAGCGAAGACTAATTTATATCTGTGGTCATCCGTCATATCTCTATGAAGATAAGGTACATAAGCCCAAAAATCAAGAGTTACTCCCTCTTGACTATAAAATAAATTATCTAAAGGTCTAACCCCCTTATTCGGGATGTTAGGGCTGAGTAAACTGTAGTCCCTTGTAGAGTTAGGAAGTCTCGCGTAAGACCCAGAAACATTAGACCATAAAGGGTTTTGAGACGCTCTTTCATCGAAAATGGTTCCTGCAAAGTAAGCTTGTCCCACGCCCGAAGGAAATACTAATGATTTATCCCATCCTACTAATTTAGCGTCAAGACGTGTAGAGCCTTCAGCTGCATTATTTAAAGCGTAGGTAGTTCCAGACGGCTGTGTTACTGCGTCAGGGTCTAGGAAATTATAACATATCAATAAATCCTTTGACACAATATCATCGGTGAGAGATTTGTAGAGGGGAGTAGTGGCACTCAAGCTGCCTGAGGTTTGTCTATGGGTCCAGTCGCCTAGACCAATTGGGTCGACTGCTAATGATTCCACAGAATTAATAGGTTTATCAGTAGGAGCAACAACGTACCTTGCCTGATAAGGGGCGATAACAGTGTTTAGGTCCTCAGAAAACAAAGTTATATTTTTTTGCATGTTTAAAGAGATATCGGATTGCTTTAAGTATGAAAAATCATTAATAGGGATTCTAGGTATTTCTTTCCATGTTCCAATTTTTGCTAAAATATTACCAGGTACCTCGCGGTTTTCTATTTGTTTTGTGTCCGTGTTAAAAGGAACAGTTTGCCCACCTTCTAACGTATAGAAAGTTAGACTTTTCAATTCCGGGGGTAAGTCTTTATACTGTAACATGTACTCAAAAGCTTTGCCTTGAGGAGGTACATACTGAAAGAAGAGTCCTTCGCCAAGAGGGTGTAGTCTGTTAGTTACGGTGAAACTCTCCCTACCAAAAACTGCTGCTATTGCTAGTTGCCTCTTTCTCTTTTTTATCTTTCCGTCATAAACAGAGCCTACGGCTCCTAACTGTGCAGTATAAGACTGAACAAGTGCGTCTGTAGCGCCGTACCCATTATCTAAAATCTCACTAATGTACCCAGAAACCTCAGTCATGTGAGACATTTTGTCATCCTCAAACTGTTGGAGAACATCGTCATAGACAAAAAATTCTTTAACTCTGGGGTTCTCCTCTTGGAAGGCAGTATTTAAATTAAAAACAGTTCCTACAGTACTCTCCCCATCCTCTTCTGTAAAGGATAAGCCGCGACCACCTCTATTGGAGTCGTACTGAAGATTCCACATGTTCGCCGAAACAGCGTTCGGAATTATATTAGGAACTTCAGTAGTTCGGGAGTTGTAATAAAGACCGTCTTGCGATAACACAAACCTATCATTAGTGGATATAGGGGGACCAAAATCTAAATCAAATACTGGAGATAAGTCCCCAAGGGTTGCTGACAGCTGAGCTTGAAGGGATGCAAGTATTTTTTGGTTTTCAATAAACGGAGCAATAATTTGTTTTTGTACAAAAGTATTATTATTTTCTACAGCCGTTGTTATTTTGTCTCTGACTCCCGGAGGTAAAGCCTCTATTTCAAGGGCGGACAAATTTAGGACCGGGTTAGGTAAGTTCCCTGTTGCTCTCCCCTCTAAAATAGAACCTATTAACGCTAAAGTAACATCAATCTCCGCAATCTCTAGCTGTAAATCTGTTATTCTAAGTTGCAACTTCGTTATTCTAGGGGAAGTTGCGGGACCCGCAGCTGGGGTCGTTTCACCAAAATAGGAATTAATCTCAGATGTCATCGCACTAATATCGTCAGAAGAGGTGCCCTCGGCTACAGTACCTGGAACATAAACGGGTGCTCCCGTCGGGTTGGTACTAGGGTCATTCATTAAAGACGCACCTTGAGCGGTTGACTGCGCAGGGAGTGATAAGGACTCTTGTTGGGTCTGAGCTTCTTTCGCCCCATTATTTACATTTATGCGACCACCCACAGGAGTTCTTAATTGAGACACACCTTCTAGTTTTGAAATCTTGGCGCTCTTACTTGAAAGCTCTACTTCTTTAGCTCCTTTATTTAAAATTAAGGAATTACTCAACCCCGTTAAAGCCTGTGAAGGCATTAAGTTGAGAGATTTTTCTGTGAATAATGTCATTGTCTATTGTATTTAGGTTATTGTTCCATTTAGCCAAAATGCTGGCATTTGTCTAGCTGTGTAAGCTTCGGTAGTTGTTGGTATAGCCGCTGCGATTTCATACACTCTCGCTGCCAACCACTGTCCCTTCTCTATTTGTATAGGACCTATATCCTGTAAAAGTCCATTGATTTCTAAGTCGGATACTGCTCCGCCAGCAAACCTAACATATTTTCTAATGTATCTGGTGGCAGGAGGGTTTCCTTCAGTATGCAACATAATTGAATACATAAACCTAGAGGTGTTCGTTCCTCCCCATGGATAACCGCCGCGGAAATCTAAGTTATCTAACTGGAAGGACGTGAACGATGAGGTGTTAAACGGAGCCTCGTTAAGCGTTAGCGAAGTGCTTTGAAAATCTAAAAGAGTTACCTCTTGCCACCCCTCGGGTGTGGCGCTGAGCTCATTACCTTTAACTTTTACCTCATTGAGGCTTGTGCGATGATAATACTGAGAGGAAGGGACGAACTCTTCCATCTCAACACGAATCTTGGCAGCGGGTTGGGTGGAGTTCTCCCAACCATTCTTCCATTCAAGCCATCTAGCATTGTCGGCAGTGGGATTTCCTTGCGCGAATGGTTGTAAGGTGCCCGACAAATCAGCATTTAATAATCTTACCTTTAAATCTTCCCATGGCTGGAGGACGAACTTATCGTCAAAATGAATATCGTTAACTTCTTCTAATCCCGCGCTAGGACTCCATTGGTTAAGTTCCCACTCAACATCATTTGTTGCAGAGAAAGCAAAGAAATTTTGAGTTAAATTATTAAGAGGTAGTGTGGCAATATAAGGTTGAATTCTTACATCAGCAAAAAACGCTGATTTACCGCTAGGATACTCAGGACTTATATTACTCTGGGTCCACATGGGCTCCACGCTTATCTTAGTAACTATTTTGGGGGTAGGGGGAAAGGAGCCATCACTTCTGGGGTCGTGATTTCTGTATACCATTTGGCTACCAGAAACGGTATCTAATGCATAAGTCTGCCCGAAAAACTCGCTTAAGGTTTTGCCACTCCCAATTTGTACGGCATACCGGTCTGGGGTATCTCTTGTCGTTCCATAAAAACAAAGGGAACTACAATATATTTCTTTTTCTATTATGATAGTCATGATTATGGAACTGGCGGAGATGTAACCCCAGGTACTGGACCCACCATTGTTGGGTGGGTATGTTTGTTGAGTGAGGTTGAATCGATAACCACATCTCCGGTAGGACCAGTGATATTAATAGAGTTAGGGGTCATCTTAATACTACAGGAGCCACATGTTAGAGTGATTCCTGCTTTAGCATCTATTATAACATGCCCATTATCAGCTCCAATATCAATATTACCTGTGCCCGCATTTGATATGATGTAATCCCCCTGACTTTTCTTGCTAATAGTGTGGTCTATATGACCTTCAACGCTATCCACATTTATATTGCCCTTTGCGAAAGTGTTAATCGAATCCGCAGTTAGTGGGGGCTTTTCAGCTTTTGCTGCTTCGGTTGCGATACATATAGAATTACCGTTCTCGTCACTCAAAGTAATTCGCTCTCCTCCGGAGCCTTCGGCGGGAGCATCACTTAAAATTAGCCTCTTATTTTGTGCTGATTTTATTTTTATTTCATTAGTTTTACGTTCAGGGGAGTTTTTATCAGTTAAAGATATACTATGTCCTGCAGGGTGTTTTAAAACGAACGAATCGGGGAGGTCGTTGTCCTGATAAACACTACCCTCATTAGGAACCCCAAAGGATACAGTAGGATTATTAGGGAGTGGTTTCCCATCATCATCTACTTCTGTTTTGACCATCTGCGCTTCGTGACCTTTGCCAAATATATAAGGTTGAGATTTTAGACCAGGAACTTCTCTTTGCCCGGGTGCGTACAGGCACCCAAGCCAAAAATACTTAGCATGAGTATCTGAGTAAGGGTTCTCCCCTACCAACACAACCGAACCGATTCCAGGAACCGCAAATAAACCGTATCCAGCCCCGGCGATGGGCGATACATAATCACAAGTTTGGGGTTCTTTTCCGAACTTTAAAGATTGAACTTTTATTCTTCCAGCGCGTTCCTCGTCCAAACACTGAGTAACCATCCCAAACGCTAACCCTGTAGCTGGGACTGGGGCAGACTCTTGGGTAACTTCTTCTTGTACAGGTGTTTCCTCCCCGTACAATCTCATTTTATTTAAAAGGTCCTTAGCATATGATGCTACTCCTCCTGCGGCTGAAATTTCATCTTGTAATGGCATTATCGTGTATCCCTCGCTGTTTGTATGTCTCCTGCGGAGCCTGGAAGTTTATATAAACTTAATTGAGTTAAGAATCCTTGGCTCGGGTTAATTACATGTCTAAATCCTGACATTTTATAAACTCCACTCAACCAATGAAGGGAACCATTGGCTAACCTAGGGTCATAAAACTTAAGGAAAACATATCTGCTCAAAAACTCTTGTGCGGGATTATCTATTTCGGGTAATCCTAAAGTCGTAAGCTTAATATTAAAAGACTCTTGTTGCATTGCGGCAATATAATTATGTTTTACGTCGGTAAGCTTAAACTGTTCTTGCATTTCGTTAATACGGGAATACATTTGAGAGAAATCCACTTTTCTTTCCATAATAGGCTCTTCAAACTCCACCTTCTTCACCCCTCCGGCAGTTACTATAATACTTTGAGTTTTTTGTTTGTTTGTAGCTCCATCAATCTGAGCTTCAGGAAAAAGCCAATTTAAAGTATGGGGGTTTGAAACCAGACTTGCTAGAACGCGCATGTCTTTAGCAGATTTTTTTCCTGCTATTTGGTCCAAGACTTTGTCCTCAAAGGTCCCCACCATCTCTGGGAATATTTCAAGCAGCTCTTTATCTATAAGGGCGTTAGAACTCTGTACACTCTCTTTAACGAGATTGCTTAAACGGACCGCGCCCGCGATTTTTTCCCTTTGGGTTTCATCAGAGTCTCCAGCGGCTTTGGATTCAGCAAGTATTGTGGAAATTTTATTCTGTAACCCTATAGAAAGAATATTGGTAATCATACTCTTAGAAAGGTCCTTGGGGTCAAATAGTTTTTTTATATCATTAAATTGGCGAGCAGTAAAATTGCTTTGTGCTAAATTAATAAGAACACGACTGTCTCCCTCAAAATCTAATTTGGCGATAATTGAATCAGGGGTACCATAATCTAACCATAGAATTTGGTTTTCGAATTCCATAGCAGCGTCGGAGGTGACTCCTGAATCTTGGACCTTTTCTTGTTTTATTTGGGGGAAAGAGAAAATCTCTCTTACTATTGGGTCTCCGTATTGAGAGGTAATATCACTCTCCGTACCTACGATTAAAAGTACCGAATCCTTCTGTACCCAATCATCCTCCCAGTCATACCCTTCCAAGGCAGGTACCGTCCGGGATAATGTTTCTCTATCCTCTGAAGAAAGTGTATTTACTGGTAAAGACTGTATCATTAACTTTGAGTCATTACCAATGATTACCCGATTTAGATTATTTAATATCTTTTCAAAAAACACACTAATATGAGGAGATTCGTTGGAGTCCCCCATATACACATACGCATTGAACATATCCTTTACTTCGGTATCCCATTCCTCGGTGTTTTCAAGAGTAATAACTTCGGAAGGGCTTTCGGTAGTATTGTCTGCGACGTTACCTTCTTCTAACTCCTTCTGTTGTTCTTGTTCATTCTCAGCATTTTGTTCATCTATCTCTACTTGGTATGCAGTTGCTGCATGTGCTAGCCATTGAACTGTCGCGTAAGTAGGTTCTAAATTTAAAAGAGGGGGGTTATCCGCTATTGAAGGTATCAGGGCATCAGGGATACCTGGCTCACCTGCCGCAAGCAGAGTTCCTGAGGCGTAATGACCCCATGTTCGGAATTCCCCTTCAGGAAGTTTGTCGTACTCAGGGATACGTACTAAATCATCCCCCTTATCTAAATCGATTAGAGGAATATTATAAGGGATTGTAATCTCATCAGTATTGTTTTGGGCGCCTACAGAAAGAAATGTGTCCGGGTTGTCTACAGTTATGACCGGAATACTTACAGGCATAGGTTTACCTGCCCAAGCGCCGGCAGGGTTATTCATACCGATATCCGTAGGTAGTTGACCTTTACTGACTAAATCTCCCACAGTGAACTGATATTTAAAAGAGGAATCTTCGTTTACGTAGGAATTTACAATATAGTTAGCAGGATTAATCATCCCCGCATCTACCCACAAAGGAGCAAAATTACTAGCTAGCAAATTGGTCTTCTCAACTGTAGTTAAGGGTCTAATAGTAGGGTTAGGGGGACCGTATGTAGTAATAGAGTTGCCTGAAGCGTCTACACTAATAGACGGTTCTCCTGACGCCCGATACCCCATCGGCCAAAAACTTAATGCTTTGGTTCCAGAACGATTACCTAATGTGGTAAGCTGACTAGTAAATCCTGCACGCAACAAATCAGTTTGAAGGTTTACAGGTAGGTCGGATTTTAAAGCGTTGGCTGTACTCTCCCTTTTTTGGGAGGCAGCTTGATAATCAGACATTTGGGTTGGTTGTTGCGTGGCATTCGTTTGATTTTGTGCTGGAGGTCCTGTAACCGACCCCGTCTCCTCCATCTCTTGTATTTCCCAGCTTAACCCTATTTGCTCAAACATCATCTTGTAGGCTTGAAAGAGAATCTGTTGAGTTACAACTCCTTTAACCTCACGGTCAAGAGCTTTCTTACTAGTTAATGGCTGGTTTAAGGCTTTTTTAACAAGTTTAATTTGCTCCTCAGTGAGTGGTGTAACAGTGGTATCGTCGCGTTCTTGTGGCTCTTCTTCCGTTGCTTCTGCTTCTTTTTGAGATATGGCATCCCCTTCCGCCATCGCAAAGGCTACTGAGTAAGTAAGATTATCTATCTTGTCCACATAAGCGCCCAAGTCTACTATAGGAATACACCCCGGGTAAGCAGAGGTATACTTAGCAAATAATTCCGCTAGGATTGCAGAAGGTGGTCGTAGAGACAGTTCTCCATCTACCTTATCCAAAACAGATACTCGAGAAATATAAGGTCTCTTATTAAATGAAGGGTTGAGTTTATTAAATGTATACAGGTCCACGCATGCAAGCTCAATCACCTTATCCTTTTTATCCGAAACAATATATTTTAAATCGGTAATTACCGCTTTGTGTATTCGCGATAATCCTTGTCTTGAGGTAGTGCCATACCCGAATCTTAAATACACTCGGGGTAGCTGCGGCACTTCATTAACCTTCAGGAACGCTGTGTCCTTATCTCCCGTCGAGCCCGAAACTGCAAGCATTCTCCTTTGACGGTCACTCTCATGTTTAAATGATTTGTAAACAGAAGTGTTAGAAGGAAATACATTATCGTAAAACCCCATAAGTATATCCTCTAGTTCAGTAGTCGGATTTAAAATTCTTATCTTATATGTAGAGCTACCTTTTCCACGTTCGAAATTCGCTTCAAAAGATTCCAGTACTCCCCTCATATTTAAGGGGTCGGATAAGCCATAAAAACCGTTCTGTAAAGATATATCGTCCCCCAGCTTATTGCCCCCCTCATCGTTAGACAACAAATGTCGACGGTCGAGCGACATGTAAACTGCCGCAACCTCGTTTGCATTGTACGCGGCGGTGTTACTCATTGTTATAATTGGGGTATAATTATTTGGGTCCCTGCTTTCAGGTCTTCTTCATAATCGTATACATTATTTGCCTCTACAATAACCCACCACAAAAGTTCATTTTCGTATGCCGCATAAGCCAGCAAATCAGGACGACCTTCCATAGTATTAGGGATTATAGCGATTTTCGCTTGCCCAGGTTCTTGTAATGAATTTACAAAAGACCTATATTTTTTCGACATTCCTATATCTGTTATAGTCTTTCCTCTATGAGAAATTACTCTTCCTTGAAAAATATTTTGTCTATCACCATTTAATGCCATTAGAAATCCTCCGAGACGGTGCCGTCTGCATTTCTTACAGAGTCAGTAGGAACGGGGTCAATGCTTCCTAGCTGTTGAATAGAATCCCAGCCAGGAAGGTCCCCACCAATTTGAGGGTTTCCCCACTGGTTACCATTGATGTTTCTCATTTCCTCTAGACTGAGTGAGATTTTTAACCTCTGGGCGGTAAGCGATTTACTATCGTAACCGGCGTTCTCCACAGGTTGTATTTTGTAATCCGTTATGATGCACGGGGTGAAGTCATACATAGTACCCCATTTCAGTTCCACTATAGGTGGTCCCTTTACAGGCATTTGCGCGGTTCCGATTACCGAGCTGCGGACATTGTTTATAACTTTTTGAATTATTTTATGGTGGTTGACCCATTGAGGAGTGTTCCTCATAACCCACATTAACGCAAAATTCCAGCGGTTGGACCCTTGAGACGATTGGCTAGGATTCTTCCACCAGCGGTTCGGACCCCATGGTCCGTCCTCTGTAACACCTCTCTCGTAGGATTGTGCGGCAAGGCTGGCGTCAGAGACAGCAGTGGAGGTGCTGTTAGTGTCCCTACTAACCGTTTCCTCTATATATTTGGCTACCGCAATGGTATCACGGTAAGCAGTCTCGTCACCGTCTAGAGAGAACATACCCATAATATCTTCGGTCCCAAGCATTGCAGCCATGTGAATCAGGCTATAATGAACATCTACTTTAAATTTTCTAGCCTCGCTGCTGGTGTAAAGTCTTACAGGTTCATTCCGTAAATAAATTTTTGTAGTAGCGTAATTAGCCTTTCGTGATTCCGTAATCGTAGGGTTTTCATAGAAAGGGAGCCACACTTTTTTCGTCACAGAGGACTCTTGGGTTGGCGCATAATTAAACCGTATCCCCCCTCGCTTTTCCAGGGCTTGATTAAGCTGGAACTTCTCTACAGCACCCAACTTGGCGTTTATCTCCCCTCTATCCTTATTTTGAGATACATATGCTTTATTAAAATCGGCATCGGTCTGTGCCATTGCCTTTAAAAATTCAGTTTGGTTCATACCAGGCATTACATTGCACCTCCTACACTGAACGCTGCTGTTGCGGGTTGGTTGGCTGCTTCGGATACGGCAATCTGTTCACTGCGCTGTTCGTTAGCAGTTTCGTTTTGGGTTATTAACATATTCATACTTGCTACATTTTGAGCTAGGAAACCGGTTATTGCAGTTATTGGGGAAGCTTTCTGTTCCTCTAACTCGGCTTGTTTCATAACAAGCTGTTCTCTAGTCATATTCCTTACTTCTTCGTTAAACTCAAGATTTTTCTGAGTGTTCTCGGCTATGCGAGCTAATTCATCACTAGTGAACCCAGCGTCTTTAGTAACACCTAATTCCAACATGGAAACTTTTGTTTGTTTGGCTAGTTCTGCGGTACTGCGCTTTTTCTTCTCTTTAGCTTCAGCTGGGGCAGCTTGCCCGCCTGGTAGCGCTTCCGATATCGTGTCCCCTAACGTAGCATCCAAAGCCGCAGCTCCAATTAGAGATGCACCTCCTGTAACAGGAGCTAATAAAGCACCCGCTCCCCAGATAGCAGCAGAGGTCATTCCTCTTTTTAAACCGTCTACCCAGTTCTTCCCATCCTCATTCGCTTTCATAACGCCCGTCACGATAGCAGTAGCGGGACCTAATATTTTAGAAGCGCCCTTAGCTAAGATTCCTCCCGATTTCTTAAGTAATGCCATAGAACCTTTACCACTAAACATACCTAAGAAGTTTTTTCCGAAAACGTTACTAACGTACTTCATTTTACTTCCAAACTTACCCATCTTACCCGTAAGTGCGCTGAACATTTTTCCTAACCTACCCTTTTTACCGGGAAGCATATCCCCCATACCGTTACCGCCGGACATTGCCTGTGTCGCAACTTTCAAAGCTTTAATCGAAGAATGTAAGGTCCATAGGGTTGATATAATAGTGACGAGACTGGCAGCCATAGGCACGAAGTATCCATTCCCCCAACTTCCTATCCGTTGGATAACAGACGCTATACCCTCAGTAACCTCGAGACCCTTCTTTTGCCCCTTTGCAGTCGAATTCATATAGGATTGTTCTATGCTATTCTTAGATAAATCGGCTTGATTTTGGGAGGTCATACCCCTTACCAAATCAGTTGCCCAATCGACTCCTTCTAGTTGTTGAGCTAAGTTGATATCAGCCATCGATAACTGCAACCCTTCCCCTAGAGATTCTAGTGCAAACTGAGAACCGGTGCCTTTCATCCCGGCGGTCATATCATTAATTTTACCCATTAGCTCGGAGACTTTAGCAGCGAATTCCTGGGTATCCTCCTCTCCGGTAAACTTAACACCTAGTGCAGCAGCTTTTTCGAATCCTTTACTGCCTCCTAGGAAGGAAGCAACGAAGTCAGCGGCTGCATCTTGGAGACCGCTATTATGCTGACCAATCATAGCTGCTACTTTTTGCATGTTTTCGGCTGCCTTAGGTCCTAAAGCTACGGTGGCGTCCAGCATCGCGTCTTTCATACTATCAAGGGCGCTAACCAGACCTTCAATGGAATCGCCGTTCTCAGCAGCAGTTGATATAAGAGAATCTGCTAATTCTAACGAGGCATTCTCTGACATTCCGAGAACCTGAGTGTTATTTCGCATGGCAGCAAGTACGGCTTTCTGGTTAACACCTTGCGCTTTTAGTTGGGTAGCGAACTTCAGTGTATCATCTGAGAAGTTATTCATACCTAAATCCACAACATCCCCAAACGTCTCTATTTGCTGTACTAGACCGGTGTTAGAATCGTTAAATCGAGCTAACGTACGACTACTTCCTTCGCTAGCTAAGTGGACTTGAGATAAGGACTTAGAGACCTGAGAGTTCATTCCTTTGAGGTCGCCCATAACTCCTTTCAAGGTAGCCATGCTCGCAGTCAACCCTACAATTGCACCTGCATTTTCTAGAGCAGCCTTAGCATTTCTTTTTACCTCTGTACCCGCATTGTCGAGGTCTTTTCCTAGCCTCCTCGATTCCGCAATCTCTCTTCTACTCTCTGCAGAGTCGGTGGCGCGGTCCTGAGCTGCTTTCGTTTTGTTGGCATTATCGACCATATGCTCGAGTAATCTATCGAGCTTATCACCAAGGTCTACGAAATCTTTCTTTTTAGCCATAACTTATGTCCCTACTTTATGTAGGGCGCGTACTTTATTTACGTTATACGTCCTGATGCAGCAGTTTGGGTCATAGTCCGACGCAGACAATATGTCGGCGTACGATACGGACCCAACGGGTAAACCTCCGAAATCCTGAACAAGCTCCTGTACAGTATCAGAAGGAAAATCATTTAAATTAACTCCTGTAAAATAAGAATGCCCTGTTTTTTTAGCGACCCATTTTGGAGAAATCATAATAATGAAAGGATGAGGGTCAGTAGCTGTTTTAGACCGGTAGTAAAAGGTAAATAAACAGCCATCAGCTGCCATTTTCGGCTGTTTTTCTACGTCTTCCTTTTTAGGAAGTTTCTGGGTGGTGCCCAAATATGTGGTTTTTAAAATTTTTGCCATTTTTTACGTCAGAACTGGTTAAGGTTTCTCTATATTATATATAAAATATAAATTATGGATGATTCAATACGTCTTAGCGAATTCATGGAACAAATAAATTACTGTTTATCTTTAAAATTTAAAGAAACATGGAGATACAGGTTTTCTACACACTTCATTGAAATATTTCAAGAAAAAGTTTTAAAGTCTTTAGAAACACAAAGACCGCTTAAGTTATCTACCCTTGTATCAGCGAATACAAAAAAACATAAATACAGTATTAAAGAAGTAAGAAACTTCTTTGAGCTGGTCTGTATAGAGGATTATTATCCTCTTATATATGAAGACCCTAAGTATTTCGTAATGAAAGCTGAGTCTACTTCTTAGCTTGTCTAGGCTTCTTATTTTTAAGTGCCTTAGTATACTCAGCTAAGTGAGCTGTAGGATTTAACTTAGGACACATATCCTTGTAACCACACCAGTCACAATACTGGTTCATTTGAGGGAAAAACTCATCCTTTTTTTTCTTCCTAATCTCCCAAATTTTCTGTGTCAGCTTCTTCATGTACATTAAAACATGAGGCTCAGAAAACTTAACATGAACCAATTTGTCCATGTGAGGGTAATAGTGGGATAAGGTTACTGACGAGATTGGTACTGTGTAGAGTACAGATACCGCGTAAGCGTATAGAAGCATTTGAGGGTCATTAAACAATTCCCTTCTAGTAGAGGCTCTTTTACTCGTCTTGTAATCAATTACAAGGTAGCTTCCGTCTGGGCTTTTTACTATACGGTCAATAATTCCATTAACTGCGTATCCTTGTTTAAGTTCAACGGCAAAAAATTGCTCTGTTGAGATTTGTTCACAAGAAGAAAGAGAGTTATTAAATGCAAAAAAGTTGTTTATACACTTTTCAATCTTCATTTCCCGCTCTTTGTCGAAAGTATAGTTAGCTCGCAAGGAATCGGCAATCTCGTTTAGCTCATCCGTCGTGGTGCTTGCTACACCATCCTCGAAAATCTTATGAATATAAGAACCAAATTGCAAGGCGTCGGTATTGGTAGACTTCTCAGGGAGGTAATCGACGTACTTGAATTTATACTTCAGCTTGCATTCGTCGTAAACCTTTATCTTACTTGGGGATACTTTATTTATAAACATAATTTTAGTCCTTATTAGTTATTATAGCATTTTTTTCTCGGTAATAGCGCGTTTTTTTGGGGGTTGTGGCTGCTATTATATACTGATGTTCGTCCCAGCCTCCATAATCAAAACTTATCTCTCTGAGCACTTTCCTGAGTTTCAGGAGGCTGGACAGGAATTTCGAGTAAATTCTATATTCACGGACGATAATAAACAGAAGCTATATGTTAATACTGAGAGTGGTCTGTGGACTTGCTTCAAATCAGGGGAAAAGGGGAATCTGATTCACCTCGTGTCCCATATTGAGAATGTCCCGTATGTCTCCGCCCGCAACTTTATGAAAAGAAAGGCATTTGATGCTGGTGCAGACCTATTTGATGTATCTACATTAAACGTAGATAACCAAGCGATTGAGGTTACTCGTACAATTGAAGGTGATAGTAAGGAATGGTTGAAGGTTAACCCTAAATCCGATATCAATTCGCCGAGTAATCTCAAACGTCTTGCGTCTAAGTTCGCCATGGAGCGTAAGTTATCCTCTTTTCAGTTTTACGTAGGACGTACTGGGCGGTATTTTCAACGGATTATTATTCCATATTTTACGGAGAAAGGAAAACCTTTTTATTTTCAAGCGCGGACGCTGGTAAATCGTGACCCTAAGTATTTAAATCCAAGTAAGGGTCTTTATGGTATTAAGACATCCGAAATTTTGTACCCATACGATAAAACTAAAGAGTATGTTATGGTTACCGAAGGTCCTTTAGACGCCATGTCCCTCCGTGCAGCAGGATTCAATGCTACTTGTACACAAGGCTGTAAGATGTCTACAATCCAAGCTAAGGAGCTTAAAGGTAAGAGGGTCATCCTCGCCTATGATAATGACGAAAGTGGAAGAGAGGGCTTCTATGAGGCTCGTAAAAGAATGCTAGCACAAAGAAACAAAGACATATACTCCCTAACACCGCCAAAGGAATTCAAAGATTGGAATGATTTCTGGATAGCTTCAAAAAGAAGGGATTTCGAAACCTATATTTATGCCAACATCTTTAAAGCAGATTGGGAATTAGATGCTACCTCGCTATTAACTTAAATCTAGGGCTGACGATAGTTTCCCCTGCGACATTATACCGGACGGCTACTTCATAAACCCCCATGGCTCCGCCAAGTTGCTCATCAGTGTAGAAAGGCGCAATCGTATTTGTATCCCATGCATAACTTATCGTTCCTTGGCTATCAATAGACACTCCTTCCGAGGTAAATCCGCCGACTGTACCAGTTCCTGTAAGTTGGACTCGACTATCCAAAATCGGACTTTCGTTCAATTTAGTAATACTGATTTCTGGGTTGGATAGTAAGGAGCCTGTTTCCATTAGATTTCGTAAGCTCTGTTGGATAGGTTCATTGTCCACGACAATTTGCGTCTGGATTTGGAGCCTTTTCTTGCTTCCTAGTTGTACGTATCTCTGAATCAATTTATTGGTAGTAGTAACTTCAAGTGGTTCTGTGGTGCCGAACGCATTTGCCGTATCCATACTGAAAGTGTTTACATAAATCTGAGCTCTAGAACCTTCAGTATGGACAATAGTCCAAATATCAATATATCCCCCGGTTGCAGAAGCGCTGTTGTTGTACCTCGGGTCCCATGTTGCTCCCGCGCTAGTGGGGAAGTAGACTCCGCTAGGCTGGAGAATCACACTGAAATGACCCGGCTTACCGTGTTTCGCGCCCCCGAAAATAGAGCTGGCTGAGTACCTTAAATCTCCTGCATAAGTGGTCTCGGCAACACAAGCACTTACATTAGCATCAAACCCAATTCTGTTGCCTAATGAATCTCGCTTGTAGTTATGAAATACTATGTTAGTAGCTGTTGAGCTAACTAACCCATAATTAGTATCCCCGGGAGTTTGGTTTACGTATGGGGATGCCGTCCCAAAGTCAGTGTTAGGGAAAATCTGAACTGAGCAGACCTGAAAAGGGTCATTTAGCTCCCCCGCAACATAATTGAAGAAGTCCAGTTTAGCTGGAATGATAGGTGAAGGTCTATTGCCTCTTTGGATTACAGTAACGCCGTTGAATTTAGTCATCTCTTACTTATTTAGGGAGTTAAGAGACGCTTTCTCTCTTTGATTCTCTTCAATTAATAAGTCCAAAAACTCATCCCGCTCCATGGCAGGCATAAGCATCACATCTCGGTAACTGAACCTCGCATGTTTTACTAAGTAGTAAGCTTCTGTCGCTAGACCGGAGATTCGGGCGTCTAGCTCACTGAGAAAAAAGATTCAGTGAACGGAATAAGACTTTCCGCTACCTCCCCGCAATTTGCACACTCAAACGACATGGCTTTATTCATACCATACCGGTCTTTTGAAATGTGTTCACGAAAGTATGCCAAATCTTTTACAGTAGTAGCTTCAAAAAAAGCTTTTAATACTTTCTGCTCACTGTACTCACCAACGGACAATGCAAAGCGCCATAGGTTATCGATTAGTTTTTCAGCACTATCGAAATACTTTTCATCTTTACAGCGAGGGCTAACAAACTTAACTACCTGTTGAGTATCTGGTAGGGTAATTTCAAAGGGCTCTTGGTAATCATCCTCTGTGTATTTAACGGGAACCTCTGAAATATTAACCGTTAACTTGTTATTTGAAGCGCAACTACCACATTCTGCTGTAATCGTGTATTCATCACCATAAGAAATCTCGCGAAGCTTAAAAAGAATATAATTTTTATCTTCCAAGGTCATAGCCTCGTAGTCTAAGCCTTCTACACAGTCGTCAATAAGGGAGTTAATAACCTTAGTTCCGTGTATTGCATTCTTAATACCACGCAACTTACGTTCTTGTGCAAAGGTAAAGGGTTTAATCATAATACTTTCATCACAATCAACATACGCCTTTCCTCGGGAAGGAAGTTTCAAAGGTCTCCAATCTTGGGTTTCTGTAACATTAGACAGAAGATTAGCTACCGCATCGGATAACTTACCATCAAAATGTTCTTTTGCTTCCGGAACCTCTCCAGGTGTAGAGTGTTCTTTATGAATAGGAGTGACGGGCTCAGTTTGAGGTCTGTTGGCTACGGGCGCTTCCGGAACACTTACTCCTTCTTCCGGCTTTGCACCTGCGGTCTCCATATGTTCTCTTGCGAGCTCTATAAGACTTTTTTCTTTTTCGGGTTTTGACATGTTTAATTAAAATAGTTGGGAACTATTATACTATAATAGTGATATGCTAAAAATTATTGTTGAAAATAATGTTTCTTTTCTAAAAACAAGCAATAAAAAGCTTTTAACAACTTTAAAAAAGAAATATAGCGCGAAGGTTCCTGGCTACAATTACTCCGCTGCCTACAAAAAAGGCGGGTGGAGTGGGGAGAAGCACTTTTTCTCTGACAAAACAGGGAAATTCGGAACCGGTCTTTTATCTCATATTGAGGAAGACCTCACTTATTTAGGGATGGACTATGAAATAGAGGATTTACGGGTTACTACCCACTCTGACGATATCTCTTTACCCGGGATAACCTTACGGGATTACCAAGAATCTATGGTCAGGAAGGCTTTAAATGCTAAAGGGTGTATTATTAAGGCGCCTACGGGCGCGGGAAAGACTCTTATCTTGGGAGGATTGCTTAAAGCTCTAGAAGGGAAAACCGGTCTAATCTTTTTTACCAAGAAGCAGCTACTTAAACAAACGTATGATGAGCTTAGAGAATGGGGAATTGACGTAGGTCTAGCCTTCGGGGACGGAGTAATACTCAAACCCATGACCTTATGTACCGTTCAGTCCATTGACAAGGTTATTGATACCCACCTCAAGCAGTCGGACTTCATCATCTTTGATGAGGTGCATGAGTTCGCCAAAGGAAAGGTTGCGACTAAGGTTATAAAGTCTTTTCCTAATGCTGCTTATAGGATTGGCATGACAGCCACAGTACCCCGAGACCCTATGAGTCGTCTAAATCTGATATCGGGGTTAGGCGGGGTCATAGAGGAGGTGGATGCTAAAGGTCTTATTGACGAAGGATTCCTTACCGAACCCCTTATTCAGATAATCCCTGTAAAGGATACGGGGACGGTGGAGGATACGGAGCTCTCTTACCGCGAGGTGTACGAAAAGTTTGTTACAGAGAACGATATACGTAACGATATTATCGTAGAATTAGTAGAAAAGATACAACAAAAACAATCTAGAACACTTATAATAGTTAAAGACCTTAAACATGCTGAGATTTTGCATTCGCGTATCCCGAATTCCTTCAAATTAGAGGGGAAGGACGATTTGACTGCGAGAAAGAAGACGATTGACGCCTTCAAAGACGATTCTATCTCAGTTTTAATAGGTACTACGATTATGCAGACAGGTATCGACATCCCGGAAATTACTCACCTCATAAATGCACGTGGGTTGAAGTCCGAAATTGCGACGTTACAGGCTCTTGGACGAGCTTTGCGTATTCACAAATCTAAAAATCGCGTATTTATCTACGATTTCTTTGATAGAGCGCCTTATTTAGAAAAACACGCCAAGGAGCGGATTAAATCCTACGAATCCCTAGGAATGGAGATTAAAAAATGAAAAATAAAAAAGAAGAAGAAAAAAAATTAAACCAATTAACGCCTCAAATGGTGGAACGTATAACTGTTATGTCCCAAACACTTACGCAAATGAAAGCTAAAGGAAAAACCGTTAACGAACAAACAATAAAGGAGCTGGATAACTTAATATCCGAGCTCCTTATACTGCGTTCTAGCTGTGTAGATAATATTATTAACTGGACTAAGCAGGGCTATCTTGTGGAGGAGTAGGTACTTCACCTTCACCTGCCGCTGCATCCTCTTCCTGCTCTTCTTCGGTGTCATCACTAAAATTTAGGTCGATTTCTTTAGTAACATCTTCTAGAGAAGTGACTAAGTCCCTCCATTCACTGTTGTTAGCAGCGTCTTGGGTGCCTTCTGCTTGCTCTTCCTCGGCAGTTGCATCAGCCTCCTCTTCCGTAGGTTCCTCCGGAGCTTCCTCTTCGGTTTCTGGTTCTGCTTCCATAGCTTCTACACCTTCTTTTACAGGCTTTCCTTTCTTAGCTTTATTGTTTTTCGGAAGGTCGTTTGTGTTGTAATCTACATCACCCTTCTCATCA